CTACAGCCGGCGCGCGCCCAGTCTGACGGCGCGCGCCAGCATCTGGGCGATCTGGGCCTCCGACCGCAGCAGCGCCGGGACGCCGCCGTCGACGGAGACATTCACCGTCACCGCCCCGCCGGGCGTCACCGGCTCGACCGAGCCGGGGGCCAGCGGCCGGAACACTTCCGGGCCGCGCTCGCCGACCAGATAGCTGCCGCCGCCGGCCACCCCGCCGCCGTCGGCGCGGCTGCCGGCGAACAGTCCGCCCACCGCCCCGGCGATGGCCGCCGACAGCCCGCCCTTGGCCCCCACGCCGGCGTTCATGGCCGCCAGCACCGCCCGCGCCAGATCGGCCAGCGACAGCTCCCCGTCCGACGCCGCGCGCGCCAGCGATCGCGCCAGGCTCTCGCCCGCCCGCCCGAAGGCGCTCTCGATCGCCTCGGCTGCGCGCTCCGCCGGCTCCCTCAGCCCCTCCAGCGCCGCCGCCGCCTCCGCCGCCTGCGTCGGCAGCGCCCGCAGCGCCTCGCCCGGCTCCCCCTCATCCATCCGGCCACGCCTCCGCCAGTCGTTCGAACTCGGTCCGCGCCATCGGGGCCGCCGCTCCCGGCGGCGCCGAGAGCATGCGCCACTCCTTCAGGGAGAGCCGCCAGAACGCCTCGGGCGGCAGCCCGCGGAGAGCCGCCGCGCGCAGCATCCCGGCCCAGGGCGTCCTCATCCCCCCGCCGCCGCGAAGGCCGTGGCGATCGCCTCCGCGGCCGCGCGCGGATCGATCGCCGCCCCCTCCACGCCCTCCGCCAGACCGGCCTCGCCGCCGCCCCGCAGCAGGGCGGCCAGAACGACCGCCAGATCCCGCGCCGAGGGCTGGCGCAGCCGGTCGGCGAGGTCGCCCACGCCCTCCAGCCCCAGCGCCGTCTCGATCTCGGCCAGGGCCCCCAGCGTCACGCAAAGCCGTCGCCTCGCCCCGGCCAGCTCGACCTCCACCTCCCCGCGGACCCCGTTCACGCGAGCGCCTCGAAGGACACCTCGCCCGCGCTCGCCAGGCTGATGGCGAAGCTCGCCTCGCCCTCGTGCTCGCCGGCGTATTCCAGCGCCGCGACCAGGAACGGCCCCTCCAGCTGCCCGAAGTCCGGCAGGATCAGCCGCCAGCGCCGCGCCGCCTGGTCGAAGAACGCCTCGCGGATCAGCGCGTCCGACGCCGCGTCGCGGAACACCCCCTGCCCGCTCACCGCCGCCGACTTCACCCCGGCCCCCGCCAGAAGCTCGCGCCATCGCCCGGCGCTGTCGCCGTCCGTGGCGTCGACCGTCCGCGCGTTCAGCGCGATCGTCCGCGCCCGCAGCCCCGCCACGGTCACATAGGTCCCCGGCGTGTCCTCGATCTTCAGCAGGATGTCCCTGCCCCGCTGCGCCGCCATGCTCGCCTCCGTCAGATGCTCTCGGTCGCGGCGCGCACCCGCATCACCGCATGGACGCGGCGCCCGGACGGGGAGGGCCAGACATCGGCGAACCGCACGCCCACGTCGACCGTGCGCACCCCGTCCGCCGTCAGGACAGCCCCGGACAGACAGGCCCGCACCGCCGCGACCACCGCCTTGGCCTCCTCGGTCCCCTGGAACCGGGACACCGCCCTCAGGGTGAGGACGTGTTCGAAACCGCCGCCGTCCGGAGCCGGCCGGCATTCGCTGCGGGCGATCACCAGATGCGGATGCCCGGGGCTGCCGGGCGCCGCGTCCCAGACGCGGTCGGCCAGCAGGGCCGAAACGCCGGGGTCCGCGCGCAGCCGCGCGATCAGCGCCTTCTGCAGCGCCAGTTCGTGGCTCATCGCGCCCGCTCCAGGTCCAGGATCGCCCGGCCGCCGACAGTCTCGGTCGCGCGGATGCGCCAGTCCGCCCCGCCGAAGCGCAGCACCCGCCCGTCCTCCAGCCGGACGTCGGCGCGGGTCTCCGCGGTCACCGCCTCGATGGTCTCCTGCGCGCCGCCCTCGATCCGCTGGCGCCGCCGCCGCGGCCCCAGCCTGAGCCAGGCCCAGCCCAGCGGCTCGTAGGAGACGCTGCGCCCGCCCCACGGCGTCTCCGCCTCGAGCGGCTCCAGCAGCTCGGCCAGCGTCCTCACAGCCGCACCGGCCGGTAGGGCGCGATCCAGGCCTCGACCGGCCGGATCGGCATCTCGCGCTCCTCGCGCTCATAGGCCCGCAGCACCAGCATCAGCACCGCCAGCCGCAGGGGCGCCGGCGAGGCGCCGTCCAGCGTCGCCCCGACCTCCCCCTCGATCCGCGCCTTGGCCGCATCGATCAGCGTCTGGATCAGCGCGTCTTCCGCGTCGTGCTCGACGCGCAGGAACAGTCTCGCCTCGGCGAGCGTCACCGGTGCGGTCATCGGAACCACCTCGCATGTGAGGGGGCGGAAGGCGCGGGACGGCGGGGCATCCTTCCGCCGCGTCGCCTGCCGCCGGCCGCGGCCTCAGCTGGCCGCGAACTTCATCACCTTCAGCGCATCGAAGTCCTGCACCCCGCCGCCGACGCGACGGGTCGTGTAGAACAGCACATAGGGCTTGGCGGAGTAGGGGTCGCGCAGCACCCGCACGCCGGCGCGGTCCACGATCAGATAGCCGCGGCGGAAGTCGCCGAAGGCGATCGCCGGCGTGTCCGCGGCGATGTCGGGCATGGTCTCGATCTCGGTGACCGGATAGCCCAGCAGGCTCGCGGTGTCCCCGGCGCGCTGGGCCGGCTGCCAGATGTAGTTGCCGTCCGCGTCCTTGAACTTGCGCACGGCGGAAACCGTGCGCCGGTTCATCACGAAGCGGGCGTTGGGCCGGTAGCGCGCCTTCGGCGCATAGACCAGGTCGATCAGCCGGTCGGTCGGCGCCTCGCCGGGGAAGGCCCCCGGCGCGCCGGAGGCGACGTAGCCGATCTCGCCCCACGTCTGGCCGCCGTCCTCCACCAGGTCGTAGTCGAGGAAGCCGCGCGGCTTGTGCGCGCCGTCGCCGTTGACGAAGGCCTCCGTCTCCTGGGCGGTGAAGGCGTCCTCCACCTCGGCCGCCAGCCACTCGTCGAGGTCGACGAGCGCGTCGTCGAGCAGGGTCTGGGTCGCCGCCGGGCAGGCGTAGAGATCCGCCGAGGGGAACTCCAGCAGCGCCAGGGTGGCGGGGTCGGTCTCCGGACGGGCGGCGGTCTCCGCCACCCAGCCCGAGCCCACGCCGGCGATCGACACCGGCTTGCGGAACACCCCGGCGGCGATCGTGCGCACCGTCGAGATCTCCCGCATCGGCGACCCCGCCATCAGCCGGCGCTCGATGGCCCGCTCGGTCTGCTCGGGCGTGACGTAACCGCCCGAACTGGGCGCGGTCGACAGCCCCGCCTTCAGCTCCAGCCCGACGCCGGTGCGCAGGTAGCTGTCGAAGGCCGCCTTCGTCTCGTCCGGCGCGGCCGAGGCCGCGTCGGCGGCGCCGAGCCCGGGCCGCCGCGCCTCGCTGGCTACCCGGTCCAGCCGCGCCTGGGCGGCCGCCACCGCCCTGTCGATGCGCGCCACCTTCTCCTCCAGCAGCGCATCCGCCGACGCCTTGCGCTCGATCTCCTCCAGCCGCGCGTCATTGGCGCCCTTGAAGGCCTCGAAGGCGGCCATCATCTCGTGCAGCGCGGCGCGCGCCTCCGGCGTGGCCGGGGCCTGTTTGGTCTCTTTCATGGTGTCTCCGCTTGTCAGGAACCGCCGGCGGCGGTCAGGCTCCGGGGCAGACCCGCGCGCCCCGGCGTCTCCTCGTCAGGCGCGTCGACGGTGAACCGTGCGCCCGGCAGCATCGGGAAGGTCACCAGCGAGACCTCCCACAGGTCGACCTCGACCAGCACCCGCAGGGGCCCGGCGCGCCGCGCCCGCACGGTCCGGAAGCCGATCGACAGCCCGTCCAGCGCGCCCGCGCGCGCCAGCGCTCCGGCGAACCGCGCCCCGGCCGACCAGTCCGCGATGCGCCCCCGCACGCGCAGGCCCCGGTCGTCCTCCCGGATCTCGTCCCAGACCCCGATCGCCGCGCCGCTGTCGTGCTGGTGCAGCATCCGCACCCCGCCGGCGCCGGTCCGCTGCAGGGCGGCCGCGAAGGCCCCCCGCGCGGCCACGTCGCGGTTCAGGTCGGCCACGCCCCACAGCGAGGCGTAGCCGATGATCGACAGCTCGCCGCCGCCGCTCACCGCCCCTCCTCCAGTCGCCGTTCGATCCGCGCCATCGCCGCCCGGGCGGCCTCGCCCTGCGCCTCGAGCCGGGCGAGCCGTTCGGCCACCAGCCGCTGCTCGCCGATCCGCTCCTCCAGCGCCGCGATCCGCGCTGCGGCGCCGCCGGCCCACACCAGGCCCGTCAGCGTCTGCGCCGCCAGCACGGCGGCCAGCGCCGCCGGAATCATCGGCCGCTCCATCTCAGCCCTCCACCCCGGCCAGCCGGCGCCGCTCGTCCTCGGACAGGAAGCTGGCGGCGTTCAGCCGCGCCCACAGCGCCTCCCGCTCCGGCTGCAGCGCCGGCAGGGCCTCCAGATCGGCCTCGATGCGGACGCCCTCGAACCGGCCGCCCAGCCACCCGGTCAGGGCGGCCGCGGTCTTGCGCGCCAGCGGCACAACCGTCCCGCGCCAGAAGGCGACGTTCGCCTCGCGATAGTTGGCGTAGGTGGCGTCGCCGGGGATGCCCAGCAGTTGCGGCGGAACGCCGAAGGCCAGGGCGATCTCCCGCGCCGCGGCGTGCTTGCCGGCGATGAAATCCATGTCCGCCGGCGTCCAGCTCATGGGCTTCCAGTCCAGCCCGCCGTCGAGGATCATCGGCCGCCCCGCATTGGCCGCGCCGGCGTGGACGGCGTCGACCTGCGTCCTCAGCGCCTCGAACTGCTCCGCGGTCAGCCCCTCGCCGTCGCGCGTGGCGTACACCAGCGCCCCGCTGGGGCGGGCGGCGTTGTCCAGCAGCGCCTTGTTCCAGGCTCCGGAGGCGTTGTGCACGTCGATGGCGAAGGCCGCCGCCTCCAGCGGCGAGAAGCCGTAGTGGTCGTCCGTCGGGTGAAACAGCTTCAGGTGCAGCAGCGGCAGCCAGCCGTCGGCGGCCCGGCCGATCCGCACCGAGCGCCCGTCCACGGAATAGACATAGGCCTCCGGCCAGCCGCTGCGTCCGGGGACCACCTGCATCCGGTCGGGCCGCAGCGCCCACAGCTCGTCCGGCTCGGCCTCTCCGGCCGCCTCCACATAGGCGTTGCCCGCGGTCTGCAGCGCGCCATAGACCGCCTCGAGGAACTCCACCCCGCTCTGCTCAGGGTTCGGCCGCGTAAGCAGACGCGCCAGCGGATGGTCATCGGTGCGGGCGCCGTCGACGAACACCGCCAGCGGCGTCGCCGCGGCCGCCTCGGCGATCATGCGGATGCAGCGATAGGCGACCGCATTGCGCCCGAACCCCTCGGTGGCGAGGGTCGTATAGTCGCGGGGCGTCCACCGCGGCCGCCCGGCGCTCGTGAAGGCCACCAGCGGGCCGGTCCGGCTGTCCTTGCTTTCGGGCGCAGCGATGCGCCGCCGGCCGAACGGCCGTCGCCAGTCCCACAT